CGGTCTGTCACGACGCTCGTGTTGAAGGACGGGTCGATGTAGAGGCGCTCGACGAGGTTGGCCGCGCCCAAGTGCAGGTACGTCAGGCTGTCCTGCGAGTACTCGCTGATGGCGCGGGGCACGCCCGCGATGTATTTGTTGATCGAGCGGTAGCCGCCCATCTTACGCGGCAGGCCGCGCTGAAAGCGCACCCACGCGCCATCGACGTACTGATCGCCCTCGAACTTGGTGCCGTCGCGCTTGATGCCCGGCGCGGAGCGGATCTGGACGATCTGCCCCGCCATTAGAAGGTTCCGCCGTTAACGGTCCCGGCTGGAGCTACTCCCAAGGCCGTCCACACGTCGTTCGTACTCGCCGCCGTGAAGACGGCGATGCCCAGCGACGTGCCGCCGAGGTTGATCCGCGCGCCGCTGGCCGTGGAGGCGCCAGTGCCGCCTTCCAAGATTGAGACGGGGATGGCGATGCCCGCAGCCGAGGTGTCCGCATCGACGACGTTCGAGCCGTCCGAGTAGAAGATCGAGCGGCTGCTCTGCGTGACGTTGGTGGGCGAAACCTGCGCGGGTGTGCGCAGGCCGAGCGTGAACGCGCCGGTCGTGGCGTTGTCCACCCAGTACTGCTGGATGGTCGCGGGGACGACGATCTGCATGTTGGCGGCCAGCGTGCCCACGAACTTGTAGGCGATGCGGTTCAGCTCCGCGCCGCTCAGCGTGTACGGGCTGCTCTGGCCGGTGAGGTCGATGGACGTGTAGTCGAAGGCGAACACGGCGTCTTGGCCGAGGCCGATCGTGTACCAGTTCGTGCCGTTGCTGATGAGGACCGCGCTGTCCTCGGGCTGCATGGACAGCGTGAGGCCGCCGTTGATGGTTTCGCTGCCGTTCGGGTCGATGGTCAGCGCGCCAGTGCCGCCGTTGCGCACGTTCACGAACCAGCCGGTGCCTGCGGCGGGCGCAGACGGCAGGGTGAGCGTGCCGCCGCCGCCAGTCCAGACGAGGGTCGCCGCGCGGTTGGCAGTGCCTGCCGCGAAGTTGGTGTTGAACTCGGTGACGGGGTACTGCTGCGAGAGCGTGCTGCCCGTGGCGAGCAGACCCTCACCGGCGAGGGACGAGGCTTGCGCCTGCGCCGTTGACGCGCCGTAGCGGAAGTTGCGCCACGTGCCCGCAACGGTGGTGTTGCTGGTCAGATAAATCTGCCACTGCTCGCCCGCAGCGATGCTGACGATCGTGCCGCCCGTATTGGTGCGGACGGTGACCGTCGAGGGGCCGAGGTTGTTGAACAGAACGGTCTGGCCGGGCGCGGTCTGATCCGCAGGCGGCATGGTAATCGAGAACGCGCCGGTGGGCGTGATGTCGATGATGCGCGCGACCGGCGTGAGGCTGCCCGACGCGTCCAGCGGCCAGTCGAGTTCGATGTCGCCCGTGAGAGCGAGGGCGAGATACGAGACGTCCGATGGGTAGATCGTCGTGCCGCCAAAGATCTGCGTGTAGCTCATGCTTCTTTCCTCACAGCCGAGCGGTCGAGGATCTTGGCGAGGTCTTCGCCGTTGAGCATCGCCGCCGCGCGATCATACATGTTCTGCCAAGTGGCGATGCGTTCGTCGTTCTTGAGGAACGGTGTCGCCTCGAGCAGCGTGCCGTACAGCAGGAGCTGCGGCGCGTATTCGGTCAGCCAGTTGCTCTGGATGGTGTCGTCCAGCAGCGGCGGCAGTTCGTAGTACAGGATCTCGATGGGGTATTCTGCGTCCGGTGTCGGCGCAAAGAGCCAGTGCGAGAAATCGTAATCCGAGTAGAAGACGGGTTCGCCGGTCTCGGCCTCGTTCGGCCAGTAGTTGCGGACGTATTCGTAGTCGCGCGTGAAGACGGTCTTGCGCGTCGCGTTGCCCGCACCGGTGCCGATGTTGATCGAGACGGTGTCGCGCCAGCGGTCGGGCTTGGGGTAGACGGACTGGCCGACGGTCAACGCGGTGGACACCACATTGATGAAGCCTTGGATCTTCAGCTCGCGGGCGATGCGACGCTCGGCGAGGTTGATCAGACGCGGGATCTGCTCGTGGACAATCGGATCGGACGCGAAGGTCGCCCCGCGTTCGAGGTATCGCTCGACGTCCTGCTTGAGCGTCGCGAAGGTCATCGTGGTTGCCATGGCGTTACCCCTATATCACGAGTGCATCCACCGCGCCAGCACCGCCTCTGCGAAGTCGGCTTGATCGGCGGGCGACGTTTCGAGTATGCGCTGCGTGAGCATGCCGAGCATCTCCGCAACCGCGAGTGTGCGGTCGCTCAGGGGCATCTCGCGCACCAGACGGGCGGCGCGCTCCAAACTCACCGCTGCGGCTTCGGCGTTGCTCACAGCTTGTCTTCCTTGCCCTCAAGCCTTTTGAAGATGGTGCCGAGGGTCTTGTCGAGCTTGTCGAAGCCCTTGTCCATGTCCGACTTGAGGGTGCGCATATCCTCGCGCCAGTCTTCCTTGGCAACGTAGGTCTTGGGCATGTCGCGCACATCGCTATCGAGCCGCTCAATCGCCTTCGTCATGTTGTTGATGAGCCAGCCCCCGAGGAAACCGGCTACGGCGAAGGCGATGTTGAAGAGAACTTGATAATCCATTGCGGTGCGACCCTACTTCAAGTTGCGGAGCTTATAGATGGTGGTGAGATAGACGGCGGTCAGCTCGTCGATCTTGTTCGCAACGGCGCGGTTGCCCTTGCAGATGTCCTCGTGGTTCTCTTCGATCCACGCGCTGTCGCCCTCAAGGGTCTTGAGGATGTCTTGGCTCTTCGCGCTGGCCGGAGACGGGATGTTTCCGACCAGCTCGAAGGCGCCTTGGTATGCCTCGACCAGCGCGTCCACAGCGTCGATGACGTCGTCGTAGAACTTGCCGAGGGCTTTGTGCTCGGAGTAGCTATCGGTGCGCCAGTGGTTCCAGTGCGCGAGGTTGCGTGCATAGAAGACGCGCGCGATAAGCTGCTCCAACATCCGATTTACTCCGTTACGTCTGCGGCAGCAGCAGGCTGCGCAGGGATCTGCGCCTCGGCCTGCTCCTTGATCTTGACCACGAGGGGCCAAGCGCCGGACGAGGTGGGCAGGTTGCCGAGGGTCTGAAGCACGGCGTTGACCTCTTCAATGGAAAGAACGAGGTTAATGGGCATGTCTGTCTCCTATAGTCAAAGGTGGCCCGCATACGGGCCGAGGCTGCGATAGCAGATCACGCGCCGCCAAGGAACTGGGATAGCGTTCCTGCGATGGCGGCGATACCGGCGAGGATAGCGGCGGCTTTAACCTTCCAGCCCTTCGCGGGCGCGACCTCTTCCAAGGGGATGATTTTCCGGGCGGCGTGCTCGGCCAGCTTGTCCTTGGCGATGCCGCCGATGATCTTCTTCAGGTTCATGGTATTCTCCTTAGAGCCAAGTCGCGTACTTCTTGGTCTTCAGCTTGCGGTCGTCGAGGCCATGCGTGCCCCCGTTGATCCGCTTGGTCAGCGCGAGGATCGCACTGTCTGTAATGCCCTGATCGCAGATCGACCAGAGCTTGTTACGGTCGAAGAACCACAGGGCGCTCTCAATCGCCAGTTCGCCAGCCACCAGATCAGGGTTGTCCATGATGTCGGGGCGGTTGATGTACTGCGACAGCGCCTTGTAGTTGTCGTGGCCGGTGAGTTGCAGGAAGCCGCGACCACGGAACTTCCAGCCGTCGCCGCTGCTCTCGGGGCCGTTGCCCATGCGGTTGGCGTAGACGCGGTTGGCGATGGCCTGCGGCTTGCGGGCGTACTGGTTGGCGAGCGCCTGCGTCGGGAAGTACTTGCGGAAGATATTCCGCAGCCCCTGCGCGCTGTAGTTGAGGTTCTCGCTGGTGGCACGCCAGTTGCCGCTCTCGTGCGCGCACTGCGCGAAGAAGTGGGCACCACGGTTGCGGTTGAGCTTGTAGTGCGCGCAGGCGGCCTTGAGCGTGCCGGGGCCGAAAGCGCCGTCAGCCGTGACCCCGATCTTCTTTTGGAGGTTTACGAGGCTCACTTGTCCTTTTCCTTATTCCATAGCTCGAAGAGCGTCTTGATCTTTTCCTCGGCCACGCCGAGGCGAACGTCCATCTTGGCGAGGATGATCGTCAGAGAAATGAACGCCAGAACGACCGGCCAGAGTTGGCCGATCAGTTCGACGGTGGAGAGTTCGCCAGCCACTTACCGGTCCGTGTTGCGCCAATCGGGGAAGTCGTTTTCATCGACTACGCCGTCGCCGTTTGCGTCGTAGCGCAGGTCGTTGCGGTACTTCTCCCAAGGCTCCAAGTCGCCATCGTCGTCCTCTTCGGGGGTGTCGATGAAGACAGTGCCGTTCGGATCGTCGTAGGTCTTGGGTGCTTCGGGTTCCGGCTCCGGTGCGGGTGCTTCGGGTTCCGGTGTTGCATCACGCGCGTTGGCGTTCAGGCTCAAGCCGCCCAGCAGGCCGACGAAGGCACCGATGATGGTCTGGAAGGCCGGGTTGACCATGTCGAGGATGGCGGTGCTATCGACGATGTGGTTCGGCAGGAAGAGGCCGACGACAAGCGCCATCACGACCACGAGGATCACAGCGGACAGCGTGACGATAGCCACGCGGATCACGAACTCGACGGTGTCGTTGACGCCGTCCTGCTTGCTTTCAAAGCCGTCCCAGAAACTCATTATTCACTCCATCGAAGGGGATGTCGCCGGATTAGATGTCCACCAGCGCTTGCAGGGTAATGGTCGCGGTTGCGACGATGTTCGTGCCACCCGAGTTTGTGGAAATCGCCAGCGTCCCCGAGGCGGAATTAGATCCAACCCCCGTCTGGTTAACAAACCAAGCCGCGTTAGTGGTGAGGGCCACCCAGACACCGGTCGTGGTGCCGCTAAAAGTACCGCTGGTCGGGGTAAGCCGCACAAAATGTGTCGATGCGGTCGTGGTAGGGGTAAGCCAGTCGTAACTAGCCAGCACCCCCGAATTGAACGTACTGACATCCAGAGCGCCGTTAGAACCGACAGTAAGGGTAGTCTGCGCGTCCAGCGGAGAGAACGTACTGTCTAGGTACGTGCCGCTGTCGAGGCGGTACACGATATTACTCTTGCCGTAGAAGTCAGTCGGCATAACAATGGCACCGGACGGGACGCCCGCGAGCGTGCGCACGGCGCTCTCGTTCAGGGAAACCTGCGCTGTGGCAGACCGCCCAAGCTCCAGATTGATAGACTGCCCTGCGGTGCTGCCACCGAGACTGATCGGACCAGAGGCGTTAAGCGTCACGCTTCAGAAACTCCACTTCAGCACGGAGTTCCGCGATAGCCGCGAAGGCGACAGCGACGAGCTTATCGTAGTCTACGGCGAGTGACCCGTCTTCGCGCTCGCGCACGGCCAGCGGGAAGACTTGCTGCACGTCCTGCGCGATCACGCCAAAGTCTTGCTTGCGCACGAAGTAGCCATCGTCACCCCCGTGGCTGGCGATGTAATCATCCGTCCAGTCGAAGGTCTTGCCGCCGATGTGCTGCACTGCGTCGAGCGCGCCTTCGATGCCCGCGATGTTCTCCTTGAACCGCGCGTCTGACGAGAAGAAGGCCGTGACGTTATTGGTCGCGCGGATTTCGCCCGCAGTGCCCGAAGCCGCAGTCCCGACGCCGAGGCTGTTGACTTGGTAGTTGTTGCCGGTGTTGAGCGCGTTGGCGGTCGTGGCCGTGGTGGCGGTTGTGGCCGAGGTGGCGCTCGTCGCGGAGGTAGCAGAGGTGGCCGTCGCGGCGTTACCGGAAATGCTGATCCCATACGTGCCTGCGGCGAGGCTGTTCACCGTACCGCTCAGTGTCAGGTTGCCCGAGGAGGTCACCGTGCCGGACAAGGTCAGGCCGGAAGCTGTGCCCGTGCCGGTGACCGAAGTGACCGTGCCGGTGTTGCTGGTGAACCCGCTGGGGTTGGACGCCGGATAGGCGCCCAGCGACGTGAGCGCGTTGGCGGCAGTCGTTGCGCCCGTACCGCCGTTGGCGATCGGGAGCGTGCCCGAAACCTGCGTCGTGAGGCTGACGCCAGAGAGCGTGCCGCCGAGGGTCAGAGATCCCGAGGACGTCACGGTGCCGGTCAGCGTAAGGCCGTTGACCGTGCCAGTGCCACTGACCGAAGTAACGCTGCCGCCACCGGTGCCTGCGCCGATGGCCGTGCGGAAGTCCGCCGCGTTGAGGGCACTGACGGTGTTGTCCGCGTTGAAGCGGGGGAACGTGACCGCGCCGGGGTTGGCGATCGTGAATAGGTTTCCACCGAGAGTGGTCGCGCCCAAAGCCGTGCGCGCCGCGCCCGCAGTCGTTGCGCCGGTGCCGCCGTTGCCGATCGGCAAGGTGCCCGTGACCTGTGTGGTCAAGCTCACGCCCGAAAGCGTGCCGCCGAGGGTCAGAGATCCCGCGGACGTTACGGTGCCCGTGAGGGTCAACCCGTTGACCGTGCCGGTGCCGGACACGCTCGTGACGCTGCCCAGCGCGCCGGAGCTGTCCGCGAGCAACGTGACCGTGCCCGCTGCGTTCTTGAAGTACAACGCCTCGTCGGTCAGGTTGATCGCCAGCTCGCCAGCGGCGAGGTTGCCCGCAGTAGGCACAGCCAAGGCCGTGCTGGTGCGATAAAGCTGAATGGGCGTAAAGCCACTAGCCGCCATTACAAGTTACCTCCGTAGGTCTCTTTCGGGGTAGCATAACCCACGCCCCAATTCCAGCATTAGCAGAACGTCAAGCACCAGCCCACGGGAGGGGCGGCGTGACGACGGGCGGGTTGATCTGGTTTTCGATCTGCTGCGCGACGTTCGCTTCGTAGGAAGCGACCTGCTCTTCGCCCATAGCGGCCTGCACCCAGCCGATGACCTGCTCTTGCGTGAGATCGGCGTAGGGGGTGAACGGGGCGTCGGGGTCGGTCGTGACGCCCTGCGTGCCGTAGACGGAACCGGTGTAGGTGCCATCCGTGCCGGTCAGCGTCCAGTGGACGTTGAAGACCACATCGGTCTCACCGTCTTCTTCGGGGTAGGCGTCCATCTGCACGACGGCCCAAGTGTTGGTTACGGTCATGGGTTAGTTTCCTTCGAGTTGGGCCACGCGGGCGCGGAGGGATTGGATTTCCTTGACGAGCATAGGCACCAGCTTGCTGTAGTCCACACCCATCATCTGATCTTCGTCGGCGGGGATGCTCACCGCTTCCGGCGCGACTTCGACAAGTTCCTGCGCGACAAAGCCGTAACGCTGCTCGCTGTCGTCGGCGTTCCACTTGAAGCTGCGCACCTGCATCGCGTCGATCAGGCTTGAGGCTTCGGGCGCGTCAACGATGTCGTGCTTGAGGCGGGCATCGGACGATGTGCTGTAAGCAGTTGTTGTGCCGCTAGTGGAAATAGACCCCACCTGCCCGTTTCCGTTTCTAAAAAGAAGGTGGAAACGGGTGGCGGTTGAGGTGGTGACGGAGGAGATGCCTACGTTATTCGTGGAAGCATCTTGGTTGACGCAGACTACACCCCCGTCGGTGTTTGTCGTTGTCCGCACCAGCAAGTCGCCGCCGCTGGTGATGCGCATACGTTCGGTGTCCGAAGTTCGGAAAGCAAGGACAGCCGCGTCAACATTACCAATTGCAAAATCACCGGTGCCCCGATGGTAAAGCTGCGAGAACGTATTCGCGCCACCGTTACCGCGCAACAGCCGCAGGCCGAAGTCGGTGTAGGTCGTGTCACCGATCAGGTCGATATAGGCGAAGTTGTTGCCCGTGCGCCCCTGACCGACCTCGATCCGGTTGTCAAAGTTGAACCCACCACCGAGAATGATCGCGTTGGTGCCAAACCAATTACCGCTGGTGTCAATCGCAAACCGAGTGCCGCCACCTGTCTCGTCAAAGATGTTGTAGGCTCCGGCGGTCCCCATGCCGATCAACCACGAGCGGCTGGCGTTCTGCTGACGTATCCAGTTGTCGGTAGAGTTGATGCAGACCGTGCGGCCACCGGAGGACGTGCCGACAAGGAACTCGCCGCTGCTGTTGATGCGGGCGCGTTCGGAGCCGTTGACGATCCACGAGGTGACGTTGTTGATGCTGTCAACCTGCATCCGGTTGGAGCCGTTGGAGCCATAAACCGCGATGTTCGTCGAACCCTGCGTGAAGCTGGAGATCGGCGTGCCCGCAGCGTTGTAGACGACGAAGTTATCGTCGCTCTGGAGCGTGTAGCGCGCCGTAGCCGTGCCAGCCGCGTTGATAAACAACATCGCACGGGTGTTACCAACTCGGATATCACCACCGGCCACATCAAGCCGCACACCGGGGCTGCTGGTGCCGATCCCGACGTTGCCGCTGGTGTCGAGCCGCATACGTTCGACGCCGATGTTGCTCCAGATGCTCTGACCGGTTCCGTCGATCCGGTAGTAGGAGTACCAAGACCCCGTGCCGCCGCCGAAGATCGAACCAGCTTCAAACACAGTTGAGCCAGTGCCAGCCCAGCGGTTGCCGACGAGGAGGCCGTTAAACCCAGCAGCATCGGCGGCGTTGATGACACGCCCAGCCCAAGTACCGCTGGGGTACACTTCAATCGCATCGCTGCTCTGCTTAACGTGCAGAAGGGAGGCGGGGTTGGTTAGGCCGATCCCGACGAGGCCCGCGCTGGTGACGCGCATCCGTTCGGCGTCGCTGGTGCCGAATGTCAGAGCCGTTGAAGTCGAAGCCCACAGGCGAGCCTCATTGGGGTTCATGGCCCCCATGTACATTTCCGCGCCGGAAGTGCTGTTGCGGGAGCGGATACGCGCCTCCGCGCCTTCCACGCGCAGCCGGTCGTTCACGCCGGTAGTAGTCGTTCCGATCCCGACGTTGCCACTGCTGTCGATGCGCATGCGCTCGAACGGACCGCCGGAAGAGGTGAAGAACCGGAGATCAGCCGCGACTACACCTTGCGAGGTAATACCCGCCCAGCGGTTGTCTGCGAGGTCAAGGCCACCTGTGATGAAGCGAAGCGCCGCAACCGGAGTGCCGCTACCATTGCGGTTCTGGATGATCGCGCCGGTCGTACCATCGAGGTCTTGGCGCACTTGCAACCGGGCTTCTGGGTTGGTCGATCCGATCCCGACGTTGCCATCGCTGGCAATCCGCATCCGTTCGGCACCAGCGGTTATGTCTTGGAACCGAAGTGGGCCGCTGTCCCCCGAAATGATTTCGTAAGTTTTGCCCGTAGATGCCGTCTGGTTTTCCAAACGCAAAGTAGGCCCGCTTCCCGTGCCAGCTACGTGAAGGCGGGTAACGGGGTTGTTGGTGCCAATCCCAAAGTTGCCCGCACTGGTGACGCGCAACCGCTCACTGCCAGCCGTCGAGAAGGCAATCGCGTCGGAGGACGGCGACCACATCCCGGTGTTGGTGTTGCTGATGAAGCCGTAGGCGACCGCGCCCACCGTCCCCTTGAGCGTGGCGATGCTGTCCGCAGAGGCAACGCCGAGGGACGGCGTTACGAGGGCCGGGCTGGTGTTCAGCACCACAGAGCCGGTGCCGGTCGATGTGGTGACGCCCGTGCCGCCGTTCGCCACAGCGAGGGTGCCGCCGAGCGTGATCACGCCAGTCGTGGCCGTGGACGGCGTGAGGCCCGTCGTGCCCGCGCTGAACGAGGTCACGGCAGCCGAGGAGAGCGTGGCCCAAGTCGGGGCCGCGCCGGTGTTGCCCACCAGCACCTGACCGGTGGTGCCGACAGCCGTCGCGCTCACAGCCGAGGTGCCGTTGCCCAGCAGCACACCGTTCGCGGTCAGCGTGGTCGCGCCCGTGCCGCCGTTGCCGACGGGGAGCACACCCGATGTGATCTGCGACGCGGCGATGGCGATAGACGTGCTGCTCGCGCTGGTGATCTGACCCTGCGCGTTGACGGCGATAACCGGCACCTGCGACGCACTGCCGTAGGTGCTGGCCGTGACGCCCGTGTTCGTGATGCTGAAGACCGTACCGGCGAGCGTTAGGCCCGTGCCAGCCGTGTACAGCACCGGAGCGCCGAACTGCGAGAAGATGATGGGCGTCGTGCCGACGGTGATCGGCAGCGGCGTCTGCTGCACCCACGACGTGTTGGCGAGTGTGGCACCCGCCGTGACGAGGAAGAAGTCGCCCGCGTCGATCTGGTCAACGCCGGTTCCGGTGCTGTCGAAGTCCGTCGCGCGGGTGAGGATGAAGGGTGTCGAGCCGTCGCCGGTCTGCGTGACGACATAGACGCCGTGATCCGCCTGCGCCGCGCCGACTTCGTTCTTGATCAGCACGCGGTTGCCCGCGACGACCGCGACGCCGTCGATGCTCAGCGCGCCGTTCGCGTTCGCCGTGATGGTCGCGCCGACGCCGCCGGTGCCGTTGTTGTACGTGTACGCAGGCAGCGCGGCGACCGTGGCAAGACGGACGGCTTGGTGGAAGTTGATGCCCGAGGCGATGCTGTCCGCATACGCCTTGTTGACGATGTCCGTGCCGCTGGTGGGCGCGTTCTGGATCGTGCCGCTGGTCAGGGCGATTGACGTGATGTCCGTGTTCGCGCCCAGCGCCGCCGCACTCAGTGCCGTGCGCGCCGCGCCCGCCGTGCTGGCGCCCGTGCCGCCGCTGCCGATCGCGAGCGTGCCGCCCAGCGTCAAGGTGCCTGCGGAGGTGATGGGCGAGCCGCTGAACGTCAGACCCGTCGTGCCGCCCGACGCGGCCACCGAGGTCACCGTGCCCGCGAACTGGTCGTTCGACGTGATGGTGAAGTTGGGATACGTGCCGCTGATCGACGTGGTGCCCGCACCGGTCAAGGAGACGATCTGATCCGGCGCGGTGTTGGCGACCGTGAAGTTGGGATACGTGCCGCTGATGTTGATCGCCGTGCCTGCCGTCAGGGAGACGATCTGGTCGGGCGCGGTGTTGTCGATGGTGATCGAGCCTGCCGCGTTCGTGACGGACACGCCGGTGCCTGCAGTCAGCGCCGCGAGGGTGTACCCAGCGCCGTTGCCGATGAGGAGCTGGCCGTTCGTCGGCGTGGCGGTCAGACCGGTGCCGCCGTTGTCGGGAGACAACGTGCCGCCGAGCGTCAGCGTGCCGATAGTCGTGACGGGGCCGCCGGTGAAGGTCATGCCCGTCGTGCCACCAGACGCGTTGACACTGGTCACGGTGCCCGTGCCGGTGAGCGTCGTCCAGAGCGGCTCATCAGTTCCGGTGGAAGTCAACACTTGCCCCGGTATGCCGGGGTTGGTCAGGGCGAACTTGGTGCCAGTCGAATACACGACGGCACCGGCAACGGGAGACAGGGCGTCGCCGGTGCCGCCGCGACCCAAGGGGAGCGACCCCTGAGTTTCGTTCGTGTCGCTGAGATCCACGGCGGGGTGCACGTGGTCTTCGCGAGCGGCAGCAGTCGAGACGCCCGCCGTAGCGGTGCCGAGAGCTTGGGGTGTTGCAGTTGCGAGGTTTACGGAAAGCGTGACGTTGTTCGCGAGCGAGCCGCCGCCGAGCAAGCCGGTGCCTGCGATGATCAGGCGGCCTTCCGGGACGTAGCCCGTGGCTACGACGGGGCTGGTCGTGACGGACGTTACGCGCCCGTTCGCGTCCACCGTGACAGTCGGGACATTTGATCCGTTGCCGTAAACACCAGCCACAACCCCAGTTGTATCAAGCTGACTAGCGCCCACACCGCCATTAGCGATAGCGAACACGCGGTTAGCAGAAAGATCGCCGCCCCCAACAAGACCAGTTCCCGCAGTGAGAGTGCGGCTTGGCGGCACCTCTCCAGAAGAAGCGACGTTGCTGAACTGAACCTTGTACGTGCTGCCATCAAGGACATACGGAAAATACCCCGCTTGGCTGCTACCCGTGTACTCGGGCAGGCCGGTAATCTTGGTCGGGATGAGGTTGGTTGGGACACTCACAGCTCGTCATCCTCGAAGAAAATTAGGAAGTCGTCGTCATCCTCGGTGATCAGGAACACGTCGCCATCTTGGCTGATCACGCCGCTCGGGTTCGTCGGTATCGGCGTGTCGGTGCGCATGAAGGGCAGCGTGATGTTTTCCGTCTGCCGAGGGGGCAGGCGATAGGGGTCGAACTGGTCCGTGTCCTCGTCGCATACGCGCAGGCCGGGGAAGTTCGGATCTGACTGCAACTTGTGCAGGGGCATCTTGCGGCTGCACCGGCTGCAAATGCCGATGCCCAGCGTGGGGTTGCCGCGTGTGTTGAGGTAGAGGGGCATCAGGAGAGCGCCTCGTCCGGTCGCGGGAAGCGCAGTGCGATGTCCTCACCGTGCCGCGCGGGCAGGCGATACGGGTCGTAATCGTCGAGGTCTTCCTTGCACACCTTGAGACCGGGATTGTTGCGGTCGCTCCACAACTCCTCCAGCGGAAACTTCCGCTTGCACCGGTCGCACAGGCCGACTGCCAGCCACTGCTTGCCGCGCGTGTCGAGGTAACCCTCTACTGGCATCAGCGCGTGTACATCGAGATGTTGGGCAGGATCATCATCGGGCTGTTGTCGCGCTCTTCCTGCTGCGCGAAATACAGGGCTTCCTTGGCCTTGGCGTCGAGCATCGGGATCATCTGCGCATCGACCTCGATGTACTCCATGGCGAGCTTGGCGGCGAGCATCGACACGATCGCGTCGTACCAACGCTGCGGCACCTCGATCTCCTGCGTCATGCTGCCCACGTCCATGATGTACCGCTGGCGCCAGATGACGATCTGGTATTCCTCGGCGCTGTTGCTGGGCACCGGCCACATGTACATGACCGGCTGCACGACCTGACGGTCGAGCCAGAACTGGAGCGGCCTATTCGACTGGAAGCTCTTGTTCGGGAGGTTCGTATAATCGTCGCGGCTCAGACGCGCGATCGGGATCTCCGTCGGCGTGTTGCCGAGGTAGATGCGGCTGAAGCCGAGGGTGCCGCTGGTTGCCAGCACGCGGAAATATGGGGTTGCGACACTGCTGTCGAGATCGAACCAAGTCCACTCACCTGCCGATGCGGTTGGGGTTTCCGTCTGGATGGTCGTCCACGTCACGCCGTCGTCGCTGCGCTGGAGCGAGAGCGGCACGGCGGGGGATGTCCACTTGATGCCGACCGTGGTCACGAAGGTCTGCGTCGGGAAGAAAACGGTGCGCGACGTGCTGGTGTCGGTGTTGATGCCCGTCACCTGCTGCAAGGTGCGCAGGTTGCTGTTCAGGATGTCCAGCGTGCCGGTGTCGAGGGTGATCGTGCCCACGCCGTCGTAGAGCGGGTATATCTGCTTCTCGATGCACCAGAGCTGGATGCCACGGTTCGAGAGGTCGGAGAGCAGCAGGTAAAGCTGGTCGTTGGCGACCTCGACGTGCTCAGCACTCAGCGACTGCGGAGGCAGCTTGCACCGACGCGCGGCGTTTTCGATCACCTTGCGGGTGTTGAAGGTTGTCTGGGATACTGTCCCCGAATAGGCCATAAGTCTTTTGCTCGCTGGTTATGAGCAGCAGCCTGCAAAGCGAGCAAGCATTTCTGGCCCGGAGAGTATACAGGACGCGAAGCGGTAGGACAACCCGCGTCCTGCGCCCCCTTAACGCTTGATCATCGGCTCGCGGCTCGCGACGGGCACGCCGCGCTTCTTCGGTGCGGGCATCTTGGCACCGGCAGCGCGCGCCTCGCTCATGGCGATGGCCGTGGCCTGCTTCGGGTTGGTGACCTTCGGACCCTTCTTCGATCCGCTGTGCAGCTCGCCGCGCTTGAACTCGCCCATGACCTTGGCGACCTTGGCCGCGCCCTTGACGCTGCCGCCCTTGGCGTATTCGTCGCCGCCCTGCATATAGCGCATGCGGGTGGTGTCACGGAAGCTTTCCATCTCGCGAGCTGCCCTCGCTTGGGCGCGGTTGGCGCGGTCGATGGCCGCTGCTTCGGCTGCCGTGGCCGTAGCCTTCTTGGCGGCAGCGCGATTGGGCGCCATCCGCATCTCGCGCGCTTCCATCGCCTGCGAGCGGTTGGCGCGGTCGATAACGTCCCGCGAGGGTTCGCGTGCGGGACGGCTCTCAGCGGCGCGGGAGATGGCCCCGAGCTTGACGGCAAGGGGGTTCTGTGAGGGCAGCTTGTCACGTCCGTCGAGACGAACGGCGACGACGGGCTTGCCTGCGGGGTCGGTACGACGACGGTTCATGTTATTTGCCTTTCTTCACGGCGGGAGGGTACGCTCCGCGTTCGACTAGATATTTCGCAGCGTTTTCAAGAATTGTAAGGCTTTCTCGGGCCATGCCTAAAAGCGTGTTGCACTTCAGGCATAGAATTCCGCGAAAATCCCCAGTTTCGTGGTTGTGGTCTATGGCGTAACCCCGTCTCCGGTTTTCGTACACCATCAAATCCGGCAAATCTTCGGAGCAAATAGCGCAGGAACCCCCCTGCGCGTCCCACGCCGCCAAGAATTCGGCGTGAGTTACGCCGTACTTGTACTTAAGGTGCTGCTCCAACCTCTTTTTAGGCGATCTGCTAGCCCACCGGGTTTTCTGCTTTTCTTTAGTGCAAGGAATGCAATACGACTGCCCAGCCCAGAAGTCCGTTGGGGCTTTTTCCTCATCGCAGGTGGGGCAACGCTTTAGGCTCACGGCTTACGCAGAACCGCAAAATTATCAACCGCGTTCGGGTAGGGGCGGCCAGCGGCCTTGGCACGGCGCTTGGCGGAAGCCTTCTGCTTGACGCTGAGCGACTTCGGTTTGCGCTTCTTGCCACCCTTGGTCTTAGGTGCGTCGGTTTCCCAGAAAGGCTTCTTGTCCATGTCAACAATCCCATTTGCGCAGGGCGAGCGCCTTGCGGGTCGGTCGGCCCTTTTCGTCCTTCATCGGCCCTTCCATGCCGCCCATCCGTGCGCAGAATGACTTGCGCCGTGCGGCGGACTTGGGGGATTTCTTGGCCTGCTTCGCGCTGACGGGCGGCTTGATGTCCTGACCCTGCGCCTTGAGCGAGGCGCGCCCCTTGGCGTTCAGGCCGCCTTCGGGGTTCTTGCCTTCCTTGCGCGTCCAAGCACCACCGCCCTCGGCCTTCTTGACGGCGAAGCCGCCCTTGGCGAAGCGTGCCGGTGCGCCCATCTGCGGCGACCCCATGGCCGATCCCATGCCTTGCGGCATCGCCTGCGGCATGCCCTGCGGCGCCATCTGCGGCATGGGCTGCGGCATCTGGGGCTGCATGGCCTGCTGCGGCTGCGGCATCTGGGGTTGGGGAGCCATGGGTGTGGGCTGCTGCGGCGCGCGCATGCCCGCGCGGAGCGCGTCCTGCAACTGCCGCTGGGCGTCCGATACGGTCGTGGCAAAGCTAAGCGGTGCGCCCAAGTTCATGCCCATCAATCCGCGTAGGACTTCACCATCTCGAGGATGATGGTATAGTCATCGTTGGCGGATGCGTCTTGGGTCGAGAACAAAATGTCGCCCGTCTTGCCAGCGCCTGCGTTATTCCACAGGCCGCCGAAGCTCTCGTAATCCGCGACATAGTTGGTGTTCTGCGGAACAACGGCGATCAAAACATCGGCAGTCGCGTCCCAGTACATGGCGACCTGCATGCCGTGCGTCATCGCGTAAATCTTGGTGATCGTCACGCCGTCGCAGGGGCGCCCGAACGCGTTAGGCGTCAGCGCCGATACGTCTACCTTGAGCACCTTGTTCTCGCCGGTGCCGTCGGAAATGTTGGTGAACTTCATGATGGCTTTGCGCTCGCCATCAAACAGGATCTGTGTTGCTACAGCGTCGGCCATCTATCTGTCCTTGAACCTAAAGGGTCGGGCGACACGGACTTCCCAGTGCCGCCCGACACCTCATAACACAGCCTTACGGCTTAGTCATCAGCCGTCGTCTGCACGTACAGCATGGTGACGCGGACCTGACCAGCAGTCGGCTGACCGACCGAGGTGACAGTGGCGACAACCGTGCGGTTGTTGTCAACGTCGTCCATGGCGGCGAGCTGAGCGGCGCTGAAGCCGTTCGAACGACGCCCGGCAGTCTTCACGCTGATACCGCTGAGGTACTGCGTGCCGCCCGATGCGGTGCCCGCCGACAGCGTAGCCGAGGTCGCGCTGTCAAAGGCAGTCAGAACATCGACGTAGAAATCGACGATCTGGCTGTCAGCCGGGATGTTGAACGTGGCGTTCTGGACCAGCGTCGCATCGAAGTTGATGACAGCAGTCTGGCTGAGCGCAACGAGGCCGATGTTCGGCCCGCCGCTCTCACCCGCGTTGCGGTCACCGGATGCGAGAGGCCCGCTCCAAGTTGTCTGAGACATCTTATTCTCCTTGAAAAGGGAGGGAGGGGGCCGAAGCCCCCACCCAGATTAGATGCCAGCGGTGCCGTACACGCCGCGCGGGTCGGTCCAGCCGAACGCATAACGCTCGGTGGCCTTGTACCGCATGCTGTCGGTCTCGAAGTCGCCTTCCATGGACTTCTCGAGGCCGCGACGCATGGCGAGCTTGAGACCCTCCGGTGCGTCGGTCTGCACCCACCAAGCGGTGGTCGAGGTGATACGCGACAGGTTGGCTTGGCCGTCCGACAAAAGTCCCATGGAATTCACAGGGTTGATGTCATTGTTGGCGGTGCCAGCACGCAGCGACGACTTGAGCAGGACTTCCGCTTGGAAGACGTTGCTCGGGCCGGTGACGATCTTCTTCGGCGTGAGCCGGATGCGCTTGCCGTTGTTGTCAACAGCGTTGCGGATCTGGATCAGGATCTGCTCGAGCGAGGTCTGCGACAGGTTGGCTGCCGTGGAGAGCTGGTTCGAGAAGGTGCCGGTTGCGATCGGGTGGGCCGTGTTGACCAGCGACACGCCGTCGCCGCCCGCAAACGCGCTGTTGAAGGCACGGTTGAGGATGTTCGCACCAAGGGTTTCCTTGGTTTCGATCAGCGACTGAGCGAGGTGACGCGCGTAGGTCTGGCCGATGCGGATGTGGTCACCATCTTCGACCAGAACCTTCGTCAGAGCGAAGGCGAGGCCGTAGACGCGGTAGACGTAACGCTGAATGAACAGCACGCCGCCCGACTGGTAGGTGACCGGCATGCCGTCCGGCAGTTCCGGTGCGGCACCGAAGCCGAACAGCACAGGCTCTTCGTGGTAGTTCCGGGGAATACCCTTGAACTCCTTGAAGACCTGCGACCACTCGTCGGCGCGTTGGTCATAGATGCCGTTGAACTCTTCGTTCAGGATCGGCTCAACGATGGAGCGGAAATCAGTACTCCGCATTGGGGTAGCCATAGTTCAAGCCCTCCTTAGTAAGCGGCGCGGTCGGCGACGTTCTGGTGCTCAGCAACCTGAACTTCGACGATGGTGAAGTTGTCACCGGCGAAATTGTCCGGCCCCGAAGCAATGCCGACAATCCGCAGAGCGGCGTTGCCAGTGTTGGTCAGGGTGGCGGTGTCGAGCATCAGAGCCGACAGACCGGTGACGGTCGAGCCTGCGGTGATGGTCGTGTAGTCCGCCTGCGAACCGATGTCGGTCACCGCGATCGGGCCATTCGCCTGAATTTCGTAGACGATGGTCGGGTCGAGGGTGACGTAGGCGACGATGTCGGTGGCTGCGAGTGATGCAGTCCACTTGTTGCTCACGCGACGACGACCGTCGGTATCGGTGAACTCGACGCCTTGGAACGTACCGATGAAGCGGTCGCCGATGGCGGCAGCTTCGATGGTGCCGTTCGCGCCGATCTTAACCGGCTGGCTCTGGAGAATGTTGGCCGAATAGCCCGAAGCGATCGAGTAGGCGGTGGGCCGGAGCGCACCACTTGGCGAAAACGCGGGACGAAGGCCAAACGGCTGAGAAGTCGTAGACATAGCCTGTTACCTCATGTTTGGTTGCGAGACCCGAGCCTAGGTGAAAATACCACGGCGCGGGTTGTTATCACGCATCTCCGACAGGCCGTCGCCTTCGTACATCGTGCTCCCAGCTCTCTCGGCCTGCTCACGGATGCTATCCGCGACTTCGGCGAGTTTGTCCTCTTCGCGCAACGGAGCGTTGTGGTGAGCTTCCTGCATGAACTTCTCGTAGAGGCTCTGTGGCAGCTTAAACGCAAGCATCTCGTTGACGCCAATGAAGCCGGTGTATTCACCCGTCTTCACCGAGGCATACTCCATACCCGGCACCTCTTGCGGTTTCACAGGCTCGTAGCCGAGCTGCATACGCCGATGGATAGGATCGCGCGGGTTGGTAGTTGTGAGCCAGCACACGTGAAAGCCCGGAATGTCCGGCAAATCAGGGAGTGCGTCGTTAAACAACTGGTTACGGAACATCTCAAGCCGGTCGTCTTCACTCACCTCGCGGTTCTCGGTGACCTCACGGTCCTGAGAGCGGCGGGTGTCGCGGCGACCGACAACGTCGAAATCCGCATCCTTCTTCAAGCGGCTGTCTTCAGTGCTATTCGTCATGGTGTCTCACTCCTTCTTAGCGAGCCGAACCGGTGTCGTAAGCCTGATAAGCCCGAAGCATACGATTGCGTTTTTCAACGTCATCCCATGCTCCAGCCTCGATCATAGCTTGCTTCCGTTCGGGTGTCACGTAAATTTCTTTCTTGGTGCTGACTGGGGCGTGCTCACGCGTCCGGCCAGTGGGCGGTGCCTTGCGCTTTGGCTTGGCGGCGACGGCTTCCTCACCGTCCCCGATGGCTTCAGCGACACGGGCGGTCAGCTCCTCCCAATAGTCCCGCGACGCAGGGTCGTAGCCTTCAGCCGCCAGCTCGTTGTCGATGGCCTTGGTCACCGCGCTGTCGCGGTCACGGCCCGTCGGGTCGTACCACGGGTTGGCGTCCATCCACTGCTTGGCGAAGCTGACCACGTTCGGGTCAACCTGCGGCTGCGTGGCCTGCTTGCGCTGGGCCTCGAACTGCTGCGCGGCAGCGTTGAGCTGGTACGCCTCGTCCTTGGCCTGATCGCGGATGCGCATCGCTGCGACGACGTCCTCGCCGTTACCGGCCTCGGTCGCCTTGGCGATGATCATCTCGGCCTGCTGGATCTCGCGCTGCTTGGCGGCGATGCGCTGTTGCAGTGTCTGGGCGTTGGCATCCTGCGTGTGCCCCTCGATGTTGGCGAGGCGTTGCAGCATCTCCGCGTTCTGCCGCTCGAGCAACTGGATCTTCCGCTCGGCGGCTTCCTTGGCCCGGCGCTGCATGTCGCGGCGCTTCTTGCGGCGATCGCGGTTGGACTTTGAACCCGACGTGATGTCGTCCTCGCTGTCATCCTCGCTGTCGGCGAGACGTTCGTCCTCGTCGCCATCATCGTCGCTGTCATCGGCCTCGTCGGTGTCGGCCTCAATCGGCTCCTCGACGGGGATCAGCTCTTCTTCGTCAGTCTCAGTAATCTTGTTGTCGGTCATGACCAGCTCCCTTTTGTAGCTTTATCGATCAGATGAAGGCTTTGATGGTGAGCGGGTCGCCCGTCACCTTGCCTACCAGATCGAGGTCGTTGAAAATTACAAGCAGGGCTTCGTCTTCCCCGCTTGCGGTTTTGACAGTCCAACGGTCGCCGCCGTACTTGGGCACGCGCACGAATTCACCCGGCTCACACCAGCTTCCTTCGGGCCACGGTTCCATGGTCGTGCGGTTTTTGAAGGCCAACTCGCCGACCGCCACCACTTTGGCGATCTGCGTGTTCCACGCGTCTGTCTCGCGTGTCTCCGTGGTCAGGATGATCCCGCCCTTGGTCTTGTTCTTCGGCGTGCGGATTTGCACCAGCACACGGCTGCCGAAGGGGTGGATACCCGGATCGCAAGGCGGGAACGCCTCGTCGATGTCGGCGTAGCCGAATTCTACTTTGTTCGCGAGTTCCTGCATCAGTCGCTCCTATTTTGCAGGGTTAGAGGTTGAAGTCCTTCCGCTCTTTCTCGTCGATGAGTTCAAGCAGAACGGTCTTCGCCCGTTCTAGGCCAGCGTGTATCCCGACGGCCCGCCCGTAGGCGAACGCGTCGCGACCGGCTGGCTTCTCCATCGCCTCACGAGCAAGCTGCGCCTGCTCTGCCTCCAGACGTTGGAGAAACCATTCGATCTTCACGCAGGGGTCTTCTTGCCGCTGACTTCAACCTTGGGCTTGTGGCCCATCTTGAGCAGCTTGTGCATGTTGGTGTTCTGTGCGGTCATCTTGGGCACACCGCCCTTGGACAGCGAGGCATCGTTCTTGTGCTTCATGGTCTTCACTCCGGTTGGCTGAGCTGATCGCGCAGCGAGTACCCTTCCAGCTTCCACAACTGGCGGATGGCGTTTTCGTAAGAGAACTTCTTGCCCAGTTCGGGGTCGAAGTTGGCGGGGCTGGCGGGCGCGCTCTCACCCACCACGAAGAAGCCGTTCTTCATCTTGAGGATGCAGATCGTCAGGACGTTATCGAGCACGACGTATTCCTCGCTGACGATCTTCGCTTCCATGCTTTCGAGCGTTACGCGCGGGGCGGTGGCGTTGGCCGCGCTCTCAGCTTCGGTGGCGATCAGGGCTTCGGTGCTCATAAGTCTGTCTCCTTACGAATTTGGGTTGGGGTTGATGCCCGTGCCGGTGGTCACAGCTACGCGCTCCCCAGACGCGATCTCGGCGGCGGCCAGTTCCATGGCCGTGCGGTTGTCGTCGGTGTTCATGGCGATGCGCGCTTGCAGCTCGGCGGCCTTGCGGGCGTCCTCGGCCTGCTGCTTCTGCACCTCCAACTGCACGCGGACCTGCATCTCCTGCGCGTCCTGCTGGAGCTTGGCGGCCTCGAGCTGCATGTCGGCCTGCGTCTGCTGCTGGTCGATCTGAAGCTTGGCCTGCTCCATCTGCGCGTCCTGCTGCATCTGCTGCGTCTGAAGCTGAAGCTTCTGGCCCTCGATGGCGAGACGCGGATCTTGCATCTGCTGCGGCTGCATCGACTGGAGGAGCTGCTGCGCCTGCTGGATCACCGGCGGCAGCGCGTCGAAGACCGCAGCACCCTGCTCAATGACCATGGTCGATGCCTCGGCCAGCATCTGGTCGAGGGCACGGCGTGCGTCGTTGTCCTTGCCGATCTCCTTCATGGCCTCGGCCACGTCCTCGCCCAGCGCCTCGCTGGCGATGCGCACGGTCGCGGCGACGTACCACAGGGTGACGTGCTCCTTGAGGTGGTTCAGCATCACCGGCAGGTAGGCCGGTGCGATCATCGGGTTCATGCCGAAGGCAGGCGACGTCATGTACGCGAGGTGCGTCTTGAGGTGCGCGATGTGGTCCTGCTCTGGGAAGGCCGTGATCGGGCGCCCGAGCGACGCGGCTGCGTTCTCGTTCACCGCGTTCTGCTCGCGCGGCTCGACGGGCGGGTTGAGCAGCTCCTTGGCGTTGGGCACCTTGAGCGTATCAAGCAGACGCTCCTCGACCTTGCGCAGGTTGTAGAGCTGCGGCAGCGCGGCGGCGCGCTGGGCCACGGCCTGCACCTGCGCGTAGCGTTGCGCCTCGCTGAAGATGTTCGGGTCGCTGACCGGCACGACGTCGAGCACGCCGTCGAAGTCACTGCGCCGCGCGAGCATGTCGCCCGCCTCCTCGGCCAGCACCTCGTCGTCGAGGTACATGCCGTTGAGCCGGTCGAGGACGCGCAGCATACGCGCCATCGCGTCGTGCATACGTGCGTGAATTGACGAGTAGACGACCGCGCCCTGCTCAAGCTTGGCGAGGGTGGTGCCGACCGGTGCGTTGGGGTTGCCGTCGGCGATGTCTTCCATCGACGTGCGCACGACGCCCTTGCCCGCTTCCACAAGGAAGCCGAGCAGGCTGAAGAGCACGGGGCTGGGCGGGTTGTACGGCAGGGGCATCGCCAGCTTGCGCACGTCATCGACGTTCAGGCCGCCCTCGATCTCCTCGACCTGCCCGGGCTGGATGGTCAGCGACTGGCCGCCAGCCGTGCCGCCCTTGAGCTTGAGCATGGTCTGGCTGTTGCTGATGTGCGCCGCGTCGAGCAGAGCGCGCAGCGCGCCGGTGGCCGCGCCGCTCAGGCCGCCGATCATGTGCGGCAGGCCGATGGGGTACGCGCCGCGCCACGGGATGAAGGGGAACTCGACGAACCATTGCAGCTCTTCGAGGCTGTCGTCGTCCTCTTCCCAGTTGCGATAAATCGCAAGTACCTTGCTGGACGACTTGTCGATCGAGACGATGTACGGCGCTGGGCCGTTGTCCTCTACGTCGGCGATGACGTAGGTTTCGAAGACGATGCGCAGGCCGTCTTCGTTGTAGCTGGTCGCGTCGCGGCCTTCGATCTTGTCGTTCGCCTGACCGGCTACCGACTGCTCAGGCTCCATGCCCACCGGCGCGAGGTCCACGTCGCGGTACATGCCAGATTTTACACGTTCCTCGTAGTCGAGCTGCGTGAGGTACTGCACGTGCGTCTTGCGCTGCGCGGTGTAGAAGTTGGTCGCCGCGTAGGGCAGGTACATGTCGTCGATCGGCACGAACAGGAACGACGGGCGGTTGCGCCGCTCGTCCCAACCCAGCTTCATGTACTGCGCGCCGCCCAGCGGCACCTGCGTCATGAGCTGCTCCAGCTCCGCACGCACCTCGGGGCACTGCACGGTCATCTGCCAGTTCAGCAGCTCGGTCTTGCGCTTGGCCCTGTCGATCTTCTCGGCGGTCTGCTCGCCAGCGATGTTGTCCTTGGCCGGGCCGCCGGTGGGGAAGATCTCCTTCATCGACCGTGCGGCGAAGTCCACGCAGGCTTCGGTCAGCAGCGGGTGCACCACCTTCGACGCGCCTTGGAAGTCCGCGCCGCCGGGGGCGTCGTCGCCCAGACCGGTGCGGCGGATGCCTTCCTCGTACTGCTCGTCGCGCTTCTTGCGCGCGTCCTTGTCCTTGCTGATCAGGTCGAGCATGCGGCTGGCTAGTTTCGCCAGATCCGGCTCGGGCATGGTCTCGGCGAGGTTGGCGTAGAAGTCGCCGGTGCCGTCGGGCAGCAGGTCGCTGTCGTCGTCGAGCGTGACGATCGCGCCGCCGTCCTCGGTGTCCTCGACGCTGTCATCGAGCACATCAACGGCAATCATCTCGCCTTCGGGCAGCTCGTCTTCGTCCATCTGCATGTCCTTCACGCGGCGTAGGGGTTAGCTACGACTTTTGGCGGCGGGCGATCACCAGCCGCAGGTTTCTTGTCTTTTAGCACCGACACCAGCCCCTTGTCTACGCACAGCCTGACACACTGCGTCATCGCGTCCACGTAGTCGTCGTGCTTGATGCTGCCGGGGCCGGTGAACGCGCAGAGCTGCGCCAGCATCGGCTCGACCCACGTGCGCGGCCTGCCGGGGTGCTTGTCGCTCTCTGGCAGCCAGACGCGCTTGCGGGCGAAGATGTGGCTGACCATGTGCAGGCGGCTCAGCTTGTCCGAGCGCCCGGGGTTGTAGGCGTAGGCGAGGATGCTCTCGCGCTCGAGCATCTGGCGCAAGGATATGCCGCTGCCCTTGTCCTCGATCAGACACAGGTCGGGCTTGCGGCCTGACGTGCGCGGCTTGTCGCTGCCGAACATGGGCTTGATCAGCGCCACGTCCTGATCGTCGCCGTAGGCTACGTTCAGCTCGCGCTTCACGCGCTTGATCAGGTCGGGCATGCCCATCTGCTCCGACCAGCAGTCCAGCACGATGAGGTGCTTGTGCCCCTCGCGATCGGTGAAGCTGCCCATCACGACGCACGCCGTGCTGTCGGGGTCGCCCTTCTTCTTGTCGTACGTCGCCTCGGTGAAGGCGGTGTCGAGCGACAGGACGATGAAGTCGAGGACGGGCAGCGGCTTCTTTGCGGGCCACACGCGGAAGTCGCTGCGCTTGACGATGCCGCTCTCTTCGGGGTCAATCAGCTCGCCGTACAGCTCCTGCCTGCCGAGCGTCGTGCCTTCGTACTGCTCGAGCTGCTTGAAGAACGCGTCGGGCAGGTTGGCCTTGTTGTCGAAGGTCGAGCCGCGCACGATCACGCGCTTGTCCTGCGGCGTGCTCAGCTTGCGGATCAGCTCCTTGGGCTTGGGCGTGGTGGTCCACAGCACCTGCGGCGCGAGGCCGAGGCGCATGCCCATCATCGCCATGTCCCACGTGTCCTCATCGTACTGCCACGCCGCCAGCTCGTCGAACCAGCCGCGCGTGTGCTGCGGTCCGCGCAGACGCTCGGGCTTCTCGGCGGTGAAGCCGCGTATGGTGGCGACGCCGCCAGCCACGTTGCGCAGGCGGATGAACATGTCGGACTTGTTGTATTCTACCAGTAGCTCGGGCGGCAGCACAGACAGGATGCCGCTCTCGCCTTCGAAGCAGGTGATCTTGATGTCGCCGTAGGTGGGCGCGATCACGCAGCTATCGAAGCCGCTCGGGTCGAGGAAGGCCGCGCGGGTGATCCACTCCGCGCCGACGCGTGTCTTTCCGAAGCCACGCCCGGCGAGGTAGCCACACTCCGTCCACGGGGTGAACGGTGGTATCTGGCTGTCGCGCGCCGTTGCCTTCCAGCGCGTCTGCCACTCGGCAAAGGTGCTGATGTCACCGTTGATCGTGATGACCTCGACGGGGTCCACGGCAACGATGCGCCCGTCGGCCAGTTGCAGGTTCGTCGTGGTCACTCGGTGCCCCACGGGGTGGCCGCCACGGAGAACAGGTCTGGACGTCTCACCGCGAGCCTTCGCGGTAAAGCGTGAGCGTCTCGCGCAGGGCTGCGTTCGCACGGCGGATGCCGTCGTAGCGATCGGCGCTGTCGCGCAGGGCGCGCTCAAGGTTCTCGATGTCGCGGTTGGCGCGGTCGAGCTGCGCCTGCAATTCACGCGCTCGGCGCCACGGGTTCCAGATCACTTGTCGGTCTTCTTCGTGAGCAGCGCCTCGGTCATGGCAGCCACAACCATAGGATCGGGCAGCTTGACATCGACCTTGAGCGCCTCGCCGTCCTTGTTGCCGACTTCGACCTGCTGCTTGTCGCCGTACTTCTTCGGGTGCCACTTCGCGAGCAGCTTGAGGCGAAGCTCCGCGCGGTTCTTTGCCCACGCAACACCGGCGCTGTCGATGCGCGATGTTGACTTGTTGCCTTCCTCGTCGATCTGCACCACGCGCTCGGGTTCTTCGTCGATGATGCGCAGCACGTCGTCGGCGATGACGTCGGCTCCGACGTCGCGCGCTTGCGCGTACGCGAGAGCCAAGTCTTCGTCTTCGCGCACCCAAAAGTTCCACGACACCGGATGGAAATTCAGCTCGCGGCCAAGCGACGCCAGCGTCTCGCCCTGAGCGATACGCGACAGCACTTCCTCGATGAGCTTGGGGGTCTTCTTCGCCGGGTACGGCATCTGCATGCTCCGCTTCTTGGCAGGACTACCAGTGAAGCCTCAAGATACGCTCTGTCCGAGTGAAGCGCAAGGGGTGCGAGTGCGGGCTGTCCGAGGGGTGGCACAAAGCCCACGGCAACCCACCCAAGCTAACTGCAACACGATGCAACGCAACGTGCAACATAGCCTTACGTTGCATGTTGCATTCTGATTTTTAGCAACACCCCAGTAACAGCCACTGGGGTATGGTATACAGACGAATGTCTCTTGTATACCATCCCCAGTAATGCTGGTGCTGGGTAGTACTTGACCCCAGTACGTTATGCTGCCATTGTATGTTGCCCCAGTAACAGGAGTTGAAAATGGACGACTACGTGCAGAGCCGACGCGACGAGGCCAAGGATCATCGAGGCGTGTGGTACGATGCTCGCGCCGACAAGTTCGTCGCCGAGGTCTACTCTAACGGCGAGCGACACTTCCTCGGCCACTTCCCCACAGCCGACGCAGCCGCCGATGCTTACGCCGCAGCGCGCGCAGAGCTGCCATCAGGCCGATCGGGAGAGGGCACCTTCGTGAGCGCCTTCCAGTCCTTCCTCGACACCTGCGAGCGGGACAAGAAGGGCTCCCCTCTCAAGGACGAGACGCTGACGTACAAGGATCAGCTCTTCTACTTCGACGGCGTCGTCTTCCGCGCCCTGAAGGGCCGCAGGCGCCCCTTCTACCAGTGGCTGAGCACCTGCTCGGTGTGCGGCGGCTCCTACGACACGATGACCGCCACCAGCCCGGCGGGCGCCAAGGGCATCACCCGCACCTGCGAGACACACCGCTCTGGTGGGCGAGGACCGCAGCGCAAGGCGTCTGCGCCGCGCCAGAGCACGCAGGCTACGGACGTGCCGCAGGCGTGGATCGACGCAGCCCACGCAGCCCTCGACGCGCTGTCCCTCGTGTCGGACGAGTTCGAGATCGCCACGTTCATGGCTGCGTGCCACGCCGAGGTGCCGGACCTGCCGAGGAGCTTTGCGCGCTTCCTCATCGAGAACCCGCAATCCCCTGTAATTGCGAGGGAAGGAAAATTTTTCCCACGCAACACGTAAAAAATTACAGATAGGGGCTTGCAATCCCAGATTACGGCCTTAAATGTAGCTCATCAACAACGCACACGGAGTTACCGACATGCCCAGCATCACCGAAACCAGCCTCAAGGTCTTCCTCGCATACGCCGACGACGCGGGTAACTGGAGCGGCACTCCGCTCGTCGGCGGCAACGTCGGCGGCGGCAAGGAAGAGCGCGGCAACCTCACCCAGCTCAAGCAGGCTGGCCTGATCGAGACCTTCCGCGAAGAGGGTCACCTCTGGCTCGACTTCACCGACGCAGGCAAGGCGCTCGCCGCCGAGCACGGCATCGAGATCTGACCCACAACGGGGAGGCTCCGGCCTCCCCACCATCAGCAACGCAGGAGACACCGATATGTACGAAGAGTATCGCAACTGGGAGATCCACTGGTGCAGCGAGCAGCGCGCCTACGAGGCCGTCTCGCCGGATTATGAGCCCATCTGGACGGGCGAGGACGGCGGCTGGATCGACGGCGAGCGCTTCACCGCGCCGACGCTGACCGAGGTCTACGCCGAGATCGACGAGCGCATCGCCGAGCAGGCGGAATACCAGCGCGATTGCGCGGCGGACGCCGCCCTCGAACGGCGGTGGGAAGAGGAGACCGCAGCATAGGTATGAATACCCATGCCGCAGTTTTCTGCACGTTTGTGCTTGCAACGCCAAGTTACCTATGCGAGACGGGCTCATCAACAACGCACACAGGAGCAAACGACATGACCCACATCAGCTTCCCCGCCATCACCGCAGAAACCGTTCTGGCCGACGTTGCCACACTGGCCGAAGCGAAGGCGATCGCCCGCGGCATGCGCCACACCGCGATCGTTGTGGCCGAGGCCCACGGCGAAGCCTCGGACATCGCCCGCTCGGTCTCCGCCCGCTACTGGGCGTTTGTAGACGAGATGGCGTTCAAGTTTGCCTAATACCAACGGGGGGCTTCGGCCCCCACCCACTATCAGCAACACAGGAGACAATGATATGCCTACTAAGAACGAAGGAACGCTTCACATCGATGCCCTCAAGCAAGGGCGCATCCGGCTGCGGCTGATCGGCACCACGCCGATGTACATGAACAACATGAGCATCAAGGCTAAGCGCGATCTGCTGATCGGCGGGGGCCGGAAAACCGCCGCCGAGAAGAAGGACATCAAGCACGACCCTGAGCGGGAGTTCCGCGACAGCGCGCACAAGCACGAGGTCGGCGAGACGATGCTCTGCTTCCCCGCGCCCGGCGTGAAGTCGGCAATGGCTACCGCAGCCCTCGAAACACCGGGCGTCACCAAGTCTAGCGTCCAGCGTCTCATCTTCCTGCCGCAGCAGAAGATCAGCGTGTGGGGTAAGCCCTACCTCAAGATGGACGTGGTGCGCTCTGCGGACATGAACCGCACGCCGGACATCCGCACCCGCTGCTACCTGCCGCGCTGGGTGGCCGAGGTGGACATCGCCTTCGTGACGCCAACGCTGTCGGCGCACGCCATTATCAGCCTGCTGTCCAACGCCGGTGTGGTCGTCGGGCTGGGTGACTTCCGGCAGGAGAAGGGTCGCGGCAGTTACGGCACGTTCGCTGTCGCTGGCGACGATCTGGGCGACTGGCAGTCGTACTGGGACGAGGTCACGCAGGAAGGCCGCGCAGTGCAGCAGGCGGCTCTGGACAACCCTGAGCTGGCTGACGCCGACACGGTCGAGTTGATGGACATCCTCAATGAAGAGCGCGCCCGCAGGGTCGCATGATGTGTTTGCGGGGCGGGCCACGTGTCCGCCCACGCAACTGGTTTACGGCGGTTAAGGTCTGGATTGGACAGGCGAGGCACGGCCCGGCGGTTCTGGTGAGGCACGGAGAGGCGAGGTTGGGTCTGTTCGGTTTTGGCTCGGCGGTTATGGCGCGGCTCGTCTAGGCGGGGCATGCTGCGGTTTGTCGGGGCGGTCGAGGTAGGGCTTGGTCTGATCGGTTAGGGTTCGGCGGTCGAGGTAAGGTCAGGCAAGGTCGGTTGCGGCCCGGCATGGCGGTCGAGACACGGCAAGGCAAGGTCGGTTGCGATCCGGCATGTCAAGGCTTGGCGGTCTAGGTAGGGCGTCGTGTGTTTTGTCGCGGCATGGCGTGTTGTGCTTCGCCGGTTAAGTGAAACGAAAGGAGACAGAGATGAGTGGATTTCCGAAGAAAGAGCGGCAACGCATAATTGACGAGTATCTCGCGACCACGGGCCGTAACATGTTCGTGCCCAGCGAGTTCATCGACTGGCTTGGCGATAACCCCAAGCATGAGGCTTACGACTGGTTCTACGGTATGGCTGATGCCGAAGCGGCGCGCGAGTACCGCATCGCTCTGGCGAGGCGCATGGCGAGCGGCCTGCGGATCGTGGCGCAAGTGAGCGTGGCACCGGACAGCGCGCAGGTGGTGCAGTTCAGCACCCGCGAGTTCCCGGCCTACGTGTCCCCTGTGTCGGGCCGCAAGGACGGCGGCGGCTACTCGCCGTTCAACCCGGACGATCCAGTGCTGATGGACGAGTTGCGCTGCCAAGGCGCGCAAGCTCTGCGAAGCTGGCTCGAACGGTATCGCGGCGCCGCAGAGGCGGCAGGCATCGACGTCGCGCCGATCGAGCACATCGCCGGGGCCATGCACCGCGAGCGGAGCGCCGCGTAACCAGCTTATGGGGAGGGGCGTTTCGTTGGGTGCGCCTCTCCCCAACCCGACAACTTGCCCGACGGAGACAGACCAATGAGCGAAGATACCAAGACCACCAAGCCCTACGTGCCCAGTGAGCACATCTCAAAGGCCGTCCTCGGCGCCGTGCGGGCGTCGCCCGGCATCCGATCCGACGCGCTCTGCAAAGAACTGTCCCTGAGCAGCGCCACCATCAGTGTCACCACACGCAAGCTGGTAGACGAGGGGCTAATCGTTCGGGAGCAGACTGGTAGGATGCACCGCTTCTACCCACCCAACGCCGTGCCGCAGCTCTTCCTGTCGAGCGCACCGCTGCTTGAGGCTGAGATCGAGGCGCTCAAGGCTGAGATAGAAGAGCTGCGCGCGTTCAAGGAGCGTGCCCTCGGTCAGTATCCCGATCTGGACATCGACCCCCGCATCCTTGTGGCGCGCGAGATCGCCATCGAGTTGATGCCCCAAGAGCGGGAAGCGATCAACCTCGGTCGGTACGACAGCCAGCCCGAAGTCCTCGGCCCCCTGATGGCCCTGCGACGTGCCGAAGGTATCTCCTGATGGAGTTGCTACTCGCATCCATCGCCGTCCTCGTCTGGTGGGCCTACCGCGCAGACCGGGCCTTCATAGACAAGCAGGACTTCTGACCCTATCTCGGCCTCCTAGCCCAGTGCTATGGAGGCCGAGAAATGCGTAAGAGATATGAGACAGATGAAGACCGCCAGAACGAGCGTGATGTAGCCGCCGCGATCGCGCAGCACTACCACCTCACACCCATCAAGCTCCCCGACCACAGCCGGGCCGATTTCATCATGCACCGCGACGGCGTCGCGCAGTCTGTGATCGAGATCAAGTGCCGCAACGTCTCGTCAGCCAAGTACGAGACCCTCATGCTCAGCAAGAGCAAGTACTACGCCCTGCTCGACTGGGCGGAGAGGGGCTTCAAGGCCGCCCTCGTCGTGCGTTGGACGGACGCGATCGGCATCTGCCCCGTGCCCGTGGAGCACAGCCTCGGCACAGGTGGACGCACCGATCGGGGCGATGCCCTCGACATCGAGAGCGTCGTCCACATCCCCATTGACCGCTTCAAGCTCATTCCCCGGTAGGCGTGCCGTACATGTAGGCGTCCGTGTCGCCGTACCGCTCGATCTGCGCGGCGTCGTGCTCGACGCTGAACTCGATCGTGCTGCACTTGAAGTCGGGGATCTTGGGCTCGGCTGGCGTCAGCGAGGCGTCGAAGATCCGCAGCCGGTTGTTGGGGTACGCACAGAACTGGCCGTTCTCCAGCTCCACGATGTTCATGCTCTTGTGCTCGCTGGGCGTCTCGCTGGTGCTGTAGTCCACCGCATCGACCGAGGGGTGGTAGTTGTCCAGCGTGCAGACATACGAGCCGTGCATCGTCCCGCCAGAGCGCAGGCGTGCCTCGAAGAGCATGCTGCCGATGAACTGCTTCACGACACCCACGATCCCGTAGTCCATGCAATTCCAGAATTGCAGGTCGGTCAGGGGCAGGTCGCGCTCCGGCAACTCAGGACGCGACAGGAAGGCGCTGATCGGGAGCTTGTCGAACATCGCACCGTACTCTGGCAGATACGTCTCGAAGTAGAGCGCGCGACCGGGGATGCTCTTGGCGCTCACCCACACACCCTTCACGAACTCGCCGTGCCCGTCGCGCAGGTCGCGCAGATACTCTTTGCGCACCCACACGTGCTGCGCGGGTAGGTTGGTCACCAGTGTGCTCATGCTCGTCTCCTGTGGGTAAGTATTGTGGCGTAGGTTGCAACCTGCAATTTACACGCTAGATATACGTCATCAGCCACGCATACAGGAGCTACCAATGATTATTGAATGGCACAAGGAACCGCGCAGCCGCCGCCTTCTGGCCCGGCTCAACAAGAACAACGTCGAGCTGGTCAAGCGCGTCTTCTTCCCCGCCGACTTCCATGAGTACGTTGGCGTTGACCGCGACACGCGCCGCGTCATGGCGCTGCTGGAGAACCGCCGCGAACGCGCCATTGACCGCGCCGTTGACCGCGCCTTCGGCCTCACGTTCTTGGAGGCAGCCGCCGACGGTTCGCGCAGCGCCGAGTTGATGGCTATCCTCAACGCCGCACCGGATGTCAGCGCCGTGGTCGGGGAGGCACTGCGGTGATCCACGAGAACAACATCATCGCCGCGTGGCGCACCATCGACCAGCTTCGCTTCACGCCCGAGCACGAGATCCGCGCCATGCGCGTCGCCCTATGCGAAATGCGCGACAACCTCGATCTGATCCTCGCATGAAGACCGAGATCATCCTAGCCTGCGCGCGCCTGTTCAACGTGCCCACCGCTCGCCTCAAGGGCTATGCCCGCTGCGATGGTGCCAAGGAGGCGCGCTTCGCCCTCTACCGTGCGCTGCACTCGCGGGGCAACTCGTACTCGGCGATCGGTGCCATGCTCGACCGCGATCACTCAACGGTCCTGTACGGCGTGCGTGAGGCGGACGCGATGATGGCAGCGTGCCCTGAGTATGCAGCCAAGGTGGCTGAGCTGACCGCATGGCGTCCGTCCTACTTCAATCAGAAAGACCCGACATGAAGATCGACAAAGACATACCCGTCCCTGCGCGCAGACGCCTCACAGCCGTAGGCATTGAGCACTTCGAAGCGATGGACGTGGGCGACAGCATCGGCGTGCCGCTGCCCAGAGAATACCGCGCCAAGCCTACTGTGTGGGCTGGCACCAACCGCCTGCGCAACGCCGCCTACAATTACGGCAAGCGCACGGGCAAGAAGTTCACCGTGCGGGCGATGCCCAACGAGATCCGTGTGTGGAGGACAGCATGAGCGATTATCTGAAGGTCGATCAAATGCACAAGACCAAGATGCGGAACGGCAGCGAGATGCTGCTGGACGCCCTGCGCAACCATCACCCGCGCATCGTCGCCCACCTGACCAAAACCAAGCGCGAGGAAGGAAACGAAGTGGAACAGCCCAAGTTCATCGCGGCCCACCGGCCACACCCCAACCGTCGCACCACCAGCGACAGCGTGTGGCCCCTGCGCCGCGCCGACGGGCAGACCTACGCCGCGACGCAGCCGCACTACCAGCCGAAGGTTATCAAGCCGTGATCCGCCCGCCCGATGACCGCGCCACCAGCCTCGCATGGATTGTGAACATATGCCTAGCCGTCACCTTGTGGATCGGTGTGATCGGGTGGCTGGCATCATGATCCCCGCCGCACACCTCGACCGCTGGTCCGAGAGGCAGGCCGACTACATGGCCGAGATACGCCGCCTCGCATGGATGCGTGAGCACATGCCAGAACTGATTGATGAGGGAGATGAGTGGTGAGTGAGGAACTGGTGAAGCGGCTTCGTAATCTGCACGACACGACTGAAGAAATGGATCCGTTTAGCATCCCACAGCCTGCGGAAGCCGCCGACACCATCGAAGCCCAAGCGGCTGAGATCAAGCGGCTGCGTGAGGCGGGGCAAAAGCTGAACGATCACGCTTGCCACGATGACGATTGCCAGATCGTGACGCATGGGGTGTGGTCTGACCCGATCCCCTGCACTTGTGGTTATGAGGACGCATGGAAGGCATGGAGCGCCGCATTAGGAGAGACGGAATGAGCGAAGAACGCACACCCCTCGAACTGGCGATGCTGGCGGCTTGGCTGAATGTCAGGCCCGACCAGATACCTGCCGAGAACAGGGCGCAGGCGTGCCCGCACACGATGGCCGCATGGAAGCGCGTCGGAGAGGCCGCCCTCCAATACCACCGCGCCGCACTGGGAGAGACGGAATGACCGACAAGCAAACACCGCCCGACTGGGTGCTGATCGAAGCTGCGAAACGCGGGTGGGATGTAGACGAAGACCCGAAGTTTCTACACTCCAACTTCCAATCATTCCGCGCCCTCTGCGACATGATCGAACGCTACGAGCAGCCACCCGTGGATCGCAAGCTGCTGTGCGCGAGAGAGGCGATTACGCAGTCACACGATGAAAAATTTCGGTCTAACATCTGCCAGTGGGAGTGGATCGCCCTCCGCGCCATCGAGCTTTGGGAAGAAGGACTTGGGAAATGACCGACGATCTGGTGAAGCGGGTTCTCAGCAAGAAGGCCGCAAGGCGCACACAAGTTGTAGAACTGTGCGGACGCATCGAAGCACTGACTGCCGAGAACGAGCGGCTGCGCACCCACCTCGCAGCGGTGAGGGATGAGGTGTTGGAGGAAGCGGCGAAGGTGGCGGATTGTTTCCATGAACGCGCACTAGAATGGGCCAAGTCGGTACGTGGCCTGACAGAGCATCTAACCGAAACGGATAGCTCCCGCATCGCCACCACCATCCGCGCAATGAAGGGAGACGGGAAATGACCGACAACATTCGCACTAATTTTTGCGCCACCTGCAAGGAGCAAGCCGACCGCATCGAAGCCCTGACTGCCGAGAACGAGCGGCTGCGGGCGGCGTTGAAGGAGGCGCACTGGTTTTACCTTGGCGACGATTGCAGTAGCGACCAGTGCCGCTTTGGTATCGACGAATGCATCTCCGAAGATTTTGAATGGGATAACCCTGCGAAGGGGGATCATGTATTGCAGATCAGCGGTGCAAGGCCGGTGCCAGATATGTGGGTTGCTCTGCACTATTTCACCGAAGCCGAAATGAACGAGCGCGATGACGATGAGCCATATTCTTACACGGTTCATGCCACCGAAGCCGAAGCCCGCGCCGCACTGGGAGAGATGGAATGACAACACCGAAAGTCAATTGGTCGGAGCGCGACCAGAAATACTGGGTCGCCACCGACGAAGGGACACTGATGTTTGAGAGCGTCCTCGACGCGCAGGCCGCTGCCCGCCAGATCGAGATCGACAACGCCGTGAAGGCCGAGCGTGAAGCGATTGTGGAGTGGCTGCGGCGTAGCGCCGACCCGATCATCGCTAACTGGGTTAGCGCGCAGGTTGAGAACAAGGAGTACCGGAAATGACCGAAGTCCATTTTTACATGATGCAGCCCATGATCGACGACGCTGTGCAGGCGCGAGAGGCGCTGATCGCAGAGTGGCTGCGCAAGCACGGGATGCGACAGACGGCCATGATGCTTGAGAAGGGAGAACACCTGAAATGACCGACAAGCTGACCATCCAATCGTGGCCCATGTCCACACGCACACCGGAAACGAAGCTGACCGTTGACGTCGAGTTCACGCGCAACGGAAACTTCGAACCGCACTCGGTCACGTTCCACCAGAACGGCGCAGGGCCGGTGATGATCATCCGGCCCGACGGCAAGATCGAACTGGGCGCTGGCGCAGACCCGACCGAGGCAGCGGCGCAGTGCATTGAGGCAATGAGCGGCATGATGCAGACCATGATCGACAACGCCGTTGATGCGCGTGAGGCGCTGATTGTGGCTTGGCTGCGAAAGCGCAGGATGCATCACATTCCCGATCTGATTGAGAACGGAGAACACCTGAGATGACCGACGTTGCATCAATCCTCGCCTGCTATCGCAGCGGGCAGATCAGTGAGGCCGAGATGGTAGAAATCTGCCGCGAGTGGCCGGAAGTTGAAGAAGCTTTGAAGGAGAAGTGAAATGAAGAAGATCGTTATCGCAGCCGCTTTGGCCCTGACCGCCACGCCCGTGGCCGCACAGCAGATGACCTACTACCTGACCGCGCAGTGGTATGAGAACGGCCAGCAGATGTGCAAATACGGCAACGGCACCGTGTTGAACATGGGCTATCGCCTCTGCCCACTCAGCATCAAGGGCTAGTGGGATGACGAGCAGCAACTGGCTGGCGCTGTTCATGCTGGGTGTGGTGGGGGTGACTGTTTACGGCATCCTCACGCGCCCAGAGATTAGCTCGGAAGAAATCGAAGAAATGGAAGAGGACTGGTGGTCATGACACTTAAGGACATCATCAACCCGTGGGGCGCGCTGGCCGCCGCCCGCAAGAACATCGCGGATTTGGAGAGCGAGCGATCCGGCTACTTCACATCTCAGCGCGACGCGCGCGCCGTTGCTGCGATCAACGAGAAGGCGCACACCCTCAAGGTCAAGAACCTCAGAGACGAGATCAAGAGGCTTGAAAAGATCATCGCGGGCGGACACTATCGCAACCCCAAAACGGGGCGTCTGGGCCGCAAGGGGGAGATGTTCCCGTCGAGCGGCAAGACTGGGGGGAAAGCATGAGCACGAAGGAAGATCGCGTCGCCGCGATCGACGAGGCCGTAAGGCGAGGGGGCGGCATCGTCGCCTTCTCGCGGCGCATGGGCGTAACGCACCAAGCCATATACAACTGGCGCAACAGGGGCTGGGCGCCCCTTCAGCGGGCAATCGCGATCGAGGCCATCTTCGGCATCAATCGTTACGAGACGATGGACCCGTCCGCAGCCCGCGTCCTTGCCGCGTCGCCAGACACCAGCGTCTGACATAGAAGGGAGGGGACATGACCGCTGTGCGACGTATTTCACCACACCTACAAGACGTGCGCGTGCCCGAGCCGTTGCGGGATCTGCCCTACTGGCTGATGTACCGGCTGGAGCAGTTTTCAGGCGAAGCGAAGCCGCGCAAGATGCCCTACTGGGCAGACGGCGGTCGGCGCCACGGCGATCAGGGCAGCCCCTTCGACCTCGATCGGCTGACCACGTTTGCGGTCGCGCAGCGCGAGGCGATCCGCAAGGGCTTCGACGGCGTGGGCTTCGCGCACGTGTCGGGCGCAGGCATCATCACGCTCGACTTCGACAACTGCGTCACGGACGGCGTGGTGCGGCAGGACGTGCTCGATCTGGTCACCGGCACCTACGCCGAGTACTCGCCCAGCGGCAACGGCATCCACGCCATCTTCACCGGCACGCCGGATCTCCTCCTCAACCACAAGCACAAGGGCGAGAACGGCGACTTCTCGGTCGAGGCGTTCAGTTCGACGGGCTTCACCACCTTCACCGGCTGGATGCTCGACCACATCGACCTCCTCGGCTACGAGGACAAGATCGCTCCGATCCCGCAGCCCGTGGTCGATGCATGCCGCAGCCGCTTCGGATCGACCACAGCGGCCTTCGACCCCGATGACTTCATGGCCGGGCGCGAGCCGCGCTTGGGTCTCAGCGTCGAAGAGATGCAGACCTATATCAGCTACCTCGACCCGAGCATGGGCCGGGAGCCTTGGCTGCGCGTCGGTATGGCTCTCCACCACGAGACCGAGGGCGATGACACCGGCTTCGACCTGTGGGACACGTGGTCAAGCGAAGGCGACACATACCCCAGCACCGAGGCGCTGCGGGCGCAGTGGGACAGTCTCAAGCCCTCGCCGGGCAAGAGGCAGGTCACGATGGCCTCAGTCATCAAGATGGCGAAGGATGCAGGCTACAGCGAGCGCAAGACGCCCACTGCGGAGCAGGTGCTGGCGAGAGTTGACGAGATCCTTGAAGAGCGCGGCGGGAGCAACCGTTTCCCATCACGCTTCGCCCACGAGATGGCCGGTCAGGAGCCGATCAGGTGGCTGATCAAGGGCGTCGTGCCCAAGGCCGAGCTTATCATCCTCTACGGCGCGAGCGGGGCGGGCAAGACGTTCGTGGCGCTCGACCACGCCTTCGCGATCGCTCGCGGCGTTGACTGGCGCGGCAGGCGCGTGGATCAGGGCGTTGTCGTGATCATCGCCGCAGAGGGCGGCAAGGGCGTCGCCCAGCGACTGCAAGCCTACGCGCAGTATCACGGCATCGATCTGCGCGATGTGCCTAACCTGCGCATCATCACCGCCGCACCGAACTTCCTTGAAGGCGACGACATCGCCGAGGTCATCGCTGAGCTTCAGTCGATCGGCGGCGTGTCGTGCGTCATGGTTGACACGCTCGCGCAGGTCACGCCGGGTGCGAACGAGAACACGTCCGAGGACATGGGCCGCGCGCTGTCCAACGTGCGCCTCATCCACCGCGCCACTGACGCTACCGTCTACGGCATCCACCACGCGGGCAAGGATCTCAGCCGTGGCTCGCGCGGCTGGTCGGGCCTCAAGGCCGCAGCCGACGCGCAGATTGAGGTGCTGCGCCACGAAGGCGGCGACCGCGAGATCCACATCGAGAAGATGAAGGACGGCGAGGATGGCCTGCGCTGGGGCTTCAAGCTTGAGGTGGTCGATCTGGGTGTGGACTATGACGGCGATCCCGTAACGAGCTGCGTCGCGATCGAGAGCGACATGCCCACGCGCAAGCCGGACGCGGACGACCGCAAGGGTCTCAAGCGTCGCGGTCGCGTGGAGAACCACATCCTCGAAGTTATGTCGATGTTCGGCGAGCAGAGCATCGTCAAGGCCGAGGAACTCATCCAGCGGGCTGTGGAGACGATGCCCTTGCCGGATGATGGCAAGCGCGACACGCGCCGCCAAACCATCGTGCGCGCCCTGAACGGCCTCAGCCGCGAGAAGGACGGCCCCCTCAAGGTCGAGGGCGGGATGATCATCTTCTACGAATAAACACCTATACCGTAATTTTTTGCACGTTTGCTGTTGCAATCTCAGATTACGGCATTACATAGACGTTATCAGCAACGCACACAGGAGCAAACACCGATGGCTACCAACCCTAACACTATCGACCTCGCCGGTTCAGTCGTTGACCGTCTGGGCGACATCAAGGCCCAGATCGCCGAACTGAAGGCGGCTGAGGCTAAGCTCATCGCCCTGCTGATCAACGCCACTGAGGCGGGTGACGCAATCGACGGCTCGCTCTTCCGCGCCACCGTGTCTGCGGTCGCCGAGCGCACGTCGCTCGACGCCAAGGCCGCAGAGGCCAAGCTCCGCGAGTTGGGCGTGGACGGTCGCTGGTTCAGCAAGAACCAGAAGGTCAGCAAGGGCTACACGACCGTCAAGGTCGTGGCCCGCAAGTCGTAAGGGAGGCGAGCGTGCAGGAAGTTCTCGCAGCAGAATACACGACGGGTACCAACCGGTACCCGCCGACCCTCTACATCAACCGGATCGCGGACGGGCGTCGCTCGAACATCTTCGCCTTCAACGTGAGCGGCAAGCGCGAAGCGCGCCAGCTCGCCAAGCAGCACGGCGCCACGCCGTGGAATTTCTAAGGAGACAGACCGTGGAAGACCGCACCACCTACCGCTCGTACACGACCACCCGGCTTATCGAGGTGTCGAAGCACGAGCCTAACCCCGAACTTGCCGTCGCCTTGGGCGAACGCCTAGAGGATCTCGACTATGAGCTGGACGGGCGCGTGGTTGAGGAGAAAGAGCGCGCGGATGATTTTGAGCGCGATTTGAGCAGGTCTGAGGACAAGCTCTACGAAGCCACCGCCGAAATCGACAAACTTGAATTGATGCTCAGCCAGCGCGAGGAGGAAATCGCCTCACTCAAGGCTCACATCGAACAACTGGAAAAGGGAAACTGATACATGATTAAGATCGAAGTGACCGGCAACAGCATCGCCGAGGTGTCGGACAAGCTGCTTGCCATCGGCGCGAGCCTACAGCGCACCGTCAGCCACGACGCGGACAACGCTGCGCGCGAGGCTCTGCAAGCCAAGCGCGACGCAGCCAAGAAGGAGGTCGCCGAAGCTGCACCCGTGGACCCTACTCCGGCCCCCAAGAGTGTCCCCGCTGTGGAGGAGACCGAGAGCCAGCCGACGACGGAGGAACCCTCTACTACCCCTGCGCCGAGTGCATCGGCCTCTGAGCTGAACTTCGACACCGACGTAGCGCCGATCGTGCTGCAAGTGGTGAAGGACAAGGGCAAGCCTGCCGTGCAGGCAATCCTCGAACAGTTCGGCGTTGAGCGCGCATCGCAGCTTGACCCTGCGCGCTGGCCGGAGCTGATCGCACAGCTCAAGGACGCCCTCTGATGGCGCACGCTAAGCTCAGCCCGTCGGGAGCGCATCGCTGGATGCGCTGCCCCGGCAGCGTGGTGCTGGAGGCCCAGTACCCCGACGAGAGCAGCTCCTACGCCCGTGAGGGCACCGCAGCGCACGAGCTGGCCGCTCTGGTGCTTGAGGACGGTGACGCGACCGCGCAAGCCTACGTGGGCAAGCGCATCGCGTACAACGACCACGGCGAGGACGTGCAGTGGCCGATCACGCAGGACATGGCCGACTACGTCGATGACTACGTCAAGCTTGTCCGCGAGCGGGCGGAGGGCGCGACGCTGATGGTTGAGCGCAAGCTGCCAATCGGGCACATCACCGGAGAGGCAAGCGCGACCGGCACCAGTGACGTTGTCATCATCGACCATGCCAACTCTGAGATCGTCGTGATCGATCTCAAGTACGGCATGGGCGTGCGCGTCTCTGCCGAGGAGAACGAGCAGACGCAGCTCTATGCCCTCGGCGCGTTGGAGGAGTACAGCGTGCTGGGCGACTTCGCCCACGTGAGCATGATCATCCACCAGCCGCGCCTCAACCACGTCAGCGAGTGGACGATCACCGTCGAGCAGTTGCTGACGTTCGCCAAGAGCGCGTCCTTCGCGGCGGGTCAGTGCGATCTGGCGCGCAGCCTCGACGGCGAAGACGCCCTCGCGGGTTTCCTGTCGCCCGGCGAAAAGCAGTGCCGCTTCTGCAAGGCGAAGGCCACGTGCCCTGCCCTGCGCGCCGAGATCACCGAGGTGGTCGGCGGATCGTCTGCGGCAACGCTGGATGAGTTCTCGGACTTCACGCCCGAGACCGTCGATATGCAGACCGGCGACAACTACCTGCCGATCGCTATGGCGAAGGTCGGCATGGTCGAGGACTGGTGCAAGGCCATCCGCGCCGAGGTCGAGCGCCGCCTGCTGGCGGGGCAGAACGTCGACGGTTACAAGCTCGTCGAAGGCAAGCGCGGTCCGCGCAAGTGGGTCGGGGATGACGCTGTCGAACAGCTATTCAAGTCTTTCCGTCTGCGGCAGGATGAGATGTATGATTTCAGCTTGATCTCGCCGACGAAGGCCGAGAAGGTGTTCAAGGAAAACCCCAAGCGTTGGGCGAAGGTGCAAGAGCGCATCACCCAGAGCACGGGCAAGCCGTCTGTGGCGCCAGCCACTGACAAGCGGCAAGCGATTGCCGTCCAATCGGTCGCGGATGACTTCCGAGACCTTATGCAAACTGAAGACTGATAAAGGATATTTGAAAATGGCTACACGTGTTATGCTGAAGAACATCGTTCTGGCTTTCCCCGCCCTCGCAGAACCCCAGTCGCTGGGCGAAGGCGAACCGGCATACGGGGCGAAGTTCCCGATCAAGCCCAACTCCGAACAGCAGAAGGCCATCGAAGAAGCGATCCTCGCCGAGGCGAAGGAAGCGTGGAAGGACAAGGCCGCCAGCATCCTTGAGCTGCTGGGCGAAGACGGCAAGCTGTGCTTCACGAAGAAGGTCTACAAGTCGAAGAAGACCGGCGAGCCGTACACCGGCTTCGAAGGCAATCACTACCTGTCAACCCGCAACGCCAAGACGCAGCCGACTGTCTTCAACCAGTACGGCGAAGAGCTGACCAACAAGGGCGACATTGAGCGCCAAGCGTTCAGCGGTGCCCTCGTCAACGCCTCGGTTGAGGTCTGGGCGCAGGACAACAAGTGGGGCCGCCGCGTCAACTGCTCGCTGCGCGGTGTCATGCTGACCGGCCAAGGCGACAACCTCGGCGGTGGCTCGACCGCTGCATCGGCGGATGAGTTCGCCGGTATGGCGCAGGCCAAGGCCGACGCGGAGGACATCCTGTGAGCGACGCAGGGCACAACAGCGCGGACGACCGCTTGCGTTTGCTGGTGGAGAGAGTGGAAAGACTTGAAGAGGAGAAGCAGGGCATCGCGGACGACGTCAAGGACGTTTACCTCGAAGCCAAGGCGGTCGGCTACGACCCGAAGATCATGCGCGAGATCGTCAAGCTTCGTAAGATGAAGCCGGACGATCGCGCGGAACGCGAAATGATCCTCGACACTTACAAGAAAGCCCTTGGCTTAGACTTGCTCTAAACCTATAGGAGTGACGTGACGGGGTCGGCATCGTCCCTTCGACGACCCCGTCACGTCCTCTGTTCTGGCGAGCCGCGCGTGGGTGCGGGTTTGCTCCTGCGTTGCTGATACACGAAGCGCGCGGCTCACCTGAACAGAGGAATGTATCAGCATGTCTACCCTTTGGCTCGACACGGAGACGTGGTCGACTATCCCCATCACGCACGGCGCGCACAAGTACGCCGAGGCGGCAGAAGTCCTGCTCGTCGCGCTGGCCGTTGACGACGAACCCACCTGCGTGTGGGACACGCAGGATCTCCCTAACTGGCAGCCCGACTTGCAGGCGCGGATCGACGAAGCCGACACCGTCGTGATCCACAACAGCGCCTTCGACCGCACGGTGTTGCGCCACTGCGGCGTGAACATCCCCGTTGACAAGATCGAGGACACGATGGTGCTGGCCCTACAGCACAGCCTGCCCGCGTCCCTCGGCCAGCTCTGCGACATTCTTGGCGTCCCGCAGGATAAAGCTAAAGACAAGGAGGGGCGTCGTCATATACAACTGTTCACGAAGCCCGCGCCGAAGAACTGGAAGCTGCGTCGGGCGGGCAGGGAAACGCACCCGGATGACTGGAACGCCTTCATCGAATACGCCCGGCGCGATGTGGACGCTATGCGAGACATACGAGGACGCATTCCAAGATGGAACGCTAATGGCGCTGAAATCGACCTTTGGAGGATCGACCAAGCTATTAATGACCGTGGTGTCGCCATCGATGGAGACCTCGCCCGCGCTGCTATCCGAGCTTTCGAAAGAACTACGCGATCTCTGGCCGCTCGTGCCTCCACTCTGACGGGTGGTGCTGTGTCGTCCACGACGCAGCGCGCGGCCCTGCTCACCTTCCTGCGCGACCAGCGCGGCGTTGAGACGGAAGACCTCACGAAGGCGACTGTTGAGAAGCTGCTGAAGGGCAACCTCGACCCGCTGGCGCGCGAGCTGCTGGAGATCCGGCAGCAGGCCGCAGCCACCAGCCCCGC